TTTAAGCGCACCGCCAACAGCGACCAAGATTGCACCGATACCAGCGATAGTTGTTTTCCAGTTCATTTCTTAACGGCTTTGTAGAGTCCAATTGCAGCGGCAATAAAAGCCAACACAGCGGCTCCAAGTTGAAACCACTGTGTTAGCTGCGGTATGAGCGAGACCGCACCAGCAGCAGCAGCGGTTGCTAGAGATATCCCCACTCCACTGCTACTGTTGGTATCGGTTTGCATTACTCGGATTTAGCTTGAGCAGCGTTGACGATGAGGTCGACCAGCGGCAAAGCGACTTTCGCGTTTTGAATACCACCAGCTTTCACCGCGATATCAATGAGTTGCAGAAGACCGTTGGCTTGCTCTTGAGTCAGCTTGATAGTGATTTCCATATTAGACGACGGGAGGTTCCACGACTGGAGCTTCAACGTCAACAATTGGCACCCACGGCAGCGGCAAACTAACAACCGGCGGGTTGATCTGCGCTTCGATCTGCGCGGTGACGTTGGCTTCAATCGCGCTCTTATCGACTCCGTTCGCGAAGCACCAGTCCAGCACCTGCTGCTCGGTAAGCTGATCGTAAGGCGTGAACGAGCCACTCGGTGGAGCGAATGAGCAAGCTCCATCGACGGTTCCGATGTAGGTTTTCGCGCTGTCTCCGGTGCCAACCGTCTCGCTCGCTTTGCAGCGATAGGTAGATGTTACTACAATATTGGCTTCAGAACCATCAACGGGTTTAACCCAGTTCTGTTCAATTGTCCAAGTGATCGGGGGCATAAAATTAGACGGTGTATGATCCTGAAAACATAATTGCGCCAGCAGTATCCATTGGGATTCCGGTTGTTCCACCTCCACCAGTTGGGTATTGCTGAAGAGTTACAAATGATTGTCCAGATTCGACATATCCAGTCATAACGTATCCAGCAGTAAGCGCTATTCCATTTGCGTAACCAATAGAACCAGCCCAAAAATTTGATCCGTTAGTAAACGGAAGGTTACCAATCCTCATGTTTCCGGTTCCAGTGTGAGCGGTCCAATCAATGAACACTTGGAATGTAACAAGATTTCCAATCTTGGTATACCTTCCATTCTGTGTTGTGTAAGTTCCAGTTCCAGCCGTGGTTGCACCAACAATAGTTGGCGTAAACGCAGCCTCTTTATAGTCATCCAGCGTATTCACATCGGACGAAGCGACTTGGGTAGCGGGGAAGGTGATGCCGGACTTGAGTTGCAAACAACCTCCAGTGGGGACAACGGTTGACAAACCTACAAGAACCGAGCCTCCGTTCACAGAGTTCAGGACCAATTCAGTTCCGCCAACACCGGCTTTGTAAGCGTCGAGGAAGATGTAGCCATTCGTCGAAGCGGATCGGCCAATGGCGAGATTGGTGTTGCCGCTAGCATTGACAGGGATGCCGATGGTTACGTCAGGAGTGGACGTTCCGGCAGTACCCTGAACGCAAAGACGAGACGATGCGAAGTTGTTGGTAGTACCCACCAGCAGTCCGGTGGCATTCAACGTCATCGCGGTGCCAGCGACTCCGCCGACGTTGGACCATGTGGCGATGCCGCTGTTATCAATTCGATACTTCTCAGTAGCAACAAGATCCTGCTCCGATGTGTAGAACACCAAGCCCATCCGCCGTCCAAACGCAGCGTTGTCGAGATTGATACCATAAACACCGGATGTTCTTTCAAGAGAACCAGCAGTGTAAGCAACTGCTGAACTGTTGAATGTAAGTCCAATCAACGAATTTAGACTGTTGTTTACATTGTTTGAATTCGCTTTAATGAGCAGCTCGCGAATCTGACTAGCACCAGTAAGAGTGGCATCCTGAACTTGAAATGTAGTAATTGGACTCGCCGTCCCAATACCCACCCGATTATTCGCGCTATCCACCTTCAGCGTCGAGGTATCCACCGTCAGGTCGCCGGTGATGGTGGCGGAGGCGAGGGTGGCGGTTGGTGAGCAAGCCAGAAGCTGATTGAGCGTAACCTTTTTGGTCGTGCCGGTTGCAGCCATCGTGGTGTCGCTAACATCGACGATAACAAGCGGATCAACCGCCGGATCGGTTCCGGTTCCAGTGCTTGTCAGTGCTGTAATCTTAGAGTCTGGCATGATTTAAAAGCGTTAATCTGTGATCAGTGAGAAAACAATCTTTGAAGTCCCATCTTCTTGAAAGACGAGAAAGTCATCCTCTTGCAGCATATTGCGGGCTGCTGGAGGATATGGATCAACCGCTGCACCTCCGTCAGCGGCAATATCCAATGACAGGTCGAGTGTCATTAAGCACGAGCGAGATATGCAACGACTTTGCCGGAAGCCAACTGAAAGCTGGAGATTCGTCCGCGCAAAATTGTGCCAGTCGGCAACGTGATTCCGGTCCACGTTCCGCTAATTCCAAGACCGGAAATGCTGGTCAACACAGCACCTTCGATTACTTGGATTGCAACATATCCAGCGGATTGCAAAGCGGTGGTAGTAACGGGAAGAAAACCCTGAAACCCCATCGAATCCTGCGTTGCAATATCGGTTTGAACTCCAGCCATTTTGTGAATCAGTTAGAGGGGAGGTCACCGGAACTTTCCAGCAACCTCCCCAATTTAAACGGTTAACCTTTACGAACTTTCGGTGCCAGACTTCCCTGCATAAACAGGAGAAGCTTGCCTCCCTCAGGAATGGTCGCAGTGTTGAAGCTATTGCGTTGGAGATCCGCACTAACTTCGGGACCAGATACCAGCTTAGATTTGCCGGTCTTGTCCACTGCTACTGTGGTTGCGAGTCGCATATCCTAATGGATTAAGCGGTAATCAGAACTTCAGCCTGCGTCTTATCCGCAGCGGCAACACCGAACATAATGTCATACGAAGCCATATGACTACGGGTGGCGCGGCTGTACCAGACAGACAGCAAGACCGACAGACCGTTAGCGGACTCAACGGTGCGCTGTTCAACAAACTCACCAGCGATCATTCCAACTGGCAGACCGGAAGCGATGGCGATAGCGTCCTGACCGCAAACGAAGCCAGCGGTGTTAGCAATAGCTCCGGTCCAGTCATTCTGCTCCAAGATGTTATTGAAGCCAAAGAAGCCGTTGTTGAGCGGACCATATCGGCTGTCAGGGAACGGATTGGTTCCAGCAGCGGCGGTAAACTGACCGGAGAACATCAAGCGAGCGAGATGTCCACCGTCCAGCAGCAGAAGCTTCTGGCGGTAGTTCTTAGCGAGCGCGAGAATCGCAGGAAGGTCGCTAGTGTCAAAGTTGGCAGCAGTGCCAATCGTCGTACCCGCACCATAGTTGGCAGCGGTCATCACAGCGGTAATCTTCTTGGAGATACCGAGAGCGAACACATCAGCGGAACCAGCAGCGAGATCAGCGAGCGCAAACCCCTGATTCAGTTCCTGCTGAGTGACGGTAAACAACTTGCTGATCTGGTTAACAGTGACAGCAGTAGCATCAAGCTGCGAGTTGTTGCTGGTCTCAAAGTCGGTCGCGTTATCAACAGTAGCAGACGAACCAGCCTGCACGAACTTCTTAACCTGCACCGTAGCGCGAGGACGCAAACCGTCGAGACCAACGTTACGCGTGAAGCTGCCAACCATAGCCAGCTTGGTGGCCATTTCAGTGATAACAGCGTCAGCGAGATAATCAACAACCAGACCACCAGCAAACGTATTAGCGTTCTGGGGAGCGATCAGGTTGCTCTGACGGAGCAGTTCGCTGTGATTCTCGATCAAGAACTTGCGACGCTCTGCACCCGCGCGGAGGCTCTTACGCTTCTCCAGCAGCGGGTTACCGAGGTTTTCGATCACCGGACGCACCGGTTCAGGAGCAGGAGCGGAGGTCTTCATGCTGGCTTCCAAAGCGGAAAGCTTTGCAAGAATCGAGGTCAGGTCAACGGAAGCGGCAGGAGCAGCCGCAGCCGTCACAGTAGTGCTATCGGACATATTTGTGTCGGGTTGTTGTGTTGGTTGCGGCAAAGAGTCTTTGCCATTTTCGCTGACGGCTTTATTGCCATCCGCAGAAATCTTGTCGTCAGGGGATTCGTCTTCCTCCCCTTCTTCACGCTCAATCTGAGCGTACAGAGCGCGGAACCAATCGCGTCCAGCAGCACCTCCCCAGAGGTTAGCCGCTACGTCAGCGGGACTATTGGGTTCAGCCTCAAGAAAACGTTCATTACGTCCCCACCAAGCGTTTGCCTTTTGCACCTTCGCTTCGGTTGGTGCTTCTCCAGCAACTAGCGATTCAGCCTCAAGAACGGTTGCTTTCTCAAGACCATCACCAGCAAGACCTTCAGCGTATTGCTCAAGACCTCTGCGGAGGTTGTTCTTGACCGTCTCAGGAGCGGTCTTAGTAACAGCGCGAGGATGCCATTTTGCAGCCATCGCAAGCTGTTTGATGGGTTTGTCCACAAGACCAAAAGCAACAGCTTCAGGAGTGGTAAACCAAGTCTCCGCTTTCATCGCAGCGCGGATAGATTCAGGAGAGCGTCCGGTCTTCTTGGCGTACACTCCAACAAGCACTTCAGCGTGTTGGTCAAGCGCATCAGCCATCTTCCGCATATCCTCCGAAGTACCAGAAGCCATACCGGAAGGATCGTGAATCATCATCAGAGCAGCGTCAGCCATCTCGACCTTATCGCCAGCAAGCGCGATAATGGAAGCAATGGAAGCCGCAATGCCGACAACGCGAGTAGTCACCGGAGCGCGACGACCGCGCAATTGGTTGTAGATACTCAGACCATCCCAAACGTTACCACCGGGACTGTTGATCTCGACCAAGAGCGGACCATTGCCCACTTCGTTGAGAACATCAGAGAACTGCTTACCGGACAAGCCGCTACCACCAAACCAGTCTTCGCCAATCTGGTCGAAGATTTGAATGGTCGCAGTCTCACCAGCAGAAGCTGCCGGAGCGTAATACAACCAATCGCTTTTCTTAGTGAAGCTCATTCTGTTTTCTTAGCTCGCGGCTTACGTTGTTTCTTTACTACAGCAGTGACAACTGTGTCGTCAACTACAGTAGAAGCGTCCCCACCTTCTGACGGAGCAATAGGAGCGGTAGCATCATCCTCAGTATCAATTGCAATAGCAGCAACCGGAACACTAGGAGCTTTCTCTTTTTGGATGGTAGAAATCTCGGAAACATCCAAGCCGTACTTTCCAGCCAACTGACGAACAAACAAAGCTTGCTGTGCTTTAGCTTCTAGCGAAGAACGCCAATCCAGACCTCTCGCACCATAGACCTCATCATAGGTCACAATACCAGCTTCCAACTCAGCCAACTGAGCGGCAGAGTTGCGACCAACGTCAACGTTTGGAGAGCGCGGAGCGGTAATTGAAACTTCATACCAATCCGAAGGAGCATCGCGCAAAGTCGGATCGTTCTTGATAGCGTATTCCATAACGTACTCGTAAATACGTCGAGCCGCTGAAGCCATCACTTGATGCCGAGACTTGAACCAGACCGCAGACATATCTAGCGCACCGCGATAGACAGTCCCCTGCATCGACTCTGGATAGACAAGAACGTAAGGAATACCAACACCAGCACAGACCTTTTCGGTCAGTTGCCGCCAGTATTCTCGCATATTTACACCGGGACGCTCAGTTGCAAACTGCTCGAACGAATCGCCATTTTTGAGAACCTTAACAGCAGAGCCAAAGACTTGCTCGTAATAGTTCTCTGCGGTGTTCTGAGTGGTTCCAGCCGTACCAGCGCGGAGTGTAGAAGCTTGGACCTCACCGGAGGTTGTCTTAACGATCTGAGCGACCGAAGCACCCAACTTGCAAGCTTCCATCTCTAGCTTCTGTAAGTCATCAAGATCGTGCAAATCATTGATAACACTAGAGACAAACGGAAGACCGCGAAGCTGTGCGGGACGATTTGGTTCGTAGATATGAACTACGGAGTCCGCGCTAATGCTGCGAACATCAACCAGATTCCCCTGAGTCTTTTCGTTACCGATAAAGTAAGCGATTGCGCGACCAGTGCGAGGATCAAATCGGATACCATCAAAGACGGTCTCATCTGACTCCATACCAAGCGGAGTCGCAATTGATTGAGCCTCAATAAGCTGCAATCGCGGCTTTCCGCTCTCACCGCGAGTCAGGAGCAAGAATGATTCGCCATCATAGAACCAACCGCGAGCGGCTTGTCCCATCAAAGTTCCAAACGACTGGCGAGAACCAATGTCAGGATAGCGAGACCAGATATCAAACCACTTCTTAGCTGCAAGATTCCAAGCCGGATCGCTAGAAGCAGGTTGAACAGAGAAACTTGAACCAACTGTGTAAGACTCGAACAAGTCTCCCAATCTGTTCATTATCGCGTTATTCTGTTCAAAAAATCGCGATTTACGGACAATAGCTTGACGGGTCGAACTTGTAACATCAAACCGCGCTGACGTGTAAGACGTGTCGAGATACGAACGACGCAGAGACTGGCCGGCTCCTTCGTACTTATTAGAAGGAGAAGAAAACAGCTTATTCGCTATGGTTTGAAGGATTCCCATTAGCTCATTCGAGTTATGGCTTCACGCCGAAACTGCGTGAAATCACCGTAATAACGAGTGGTTGCAACAAGAACACTGCCAAGCATCTTGTTGTAAATCTGGAGATCAGACGGACTGGAAATCCCATCGCCAGCGAGCAGAGTCACCGCGAAGTCATAATCACTCAGCAGTGATTCCCACATTTCCAACATCTCGCCAGCGGATGCGGAACCTTTACCGGGTTCAGCGAACTCAACCGAAACATCAGAACTGGAAGTGCTACGGACTAGCTGGCCAGACTCTAGAGTGTTAGCTGAAACAGTAAGCTTTGCAGTCAAAGCTTGCAGCAAAGTCAAAGCACCAAGACTCGCGTATGTGGTACGCAAGTAAGATCGCTTCGTTGCTACGGTGTAAGTCACCACTGAGCGGACTATTCACAGACAAATGATTGTGTCAAGCTGTAGCAGTTTCCGCTGTGCTAGACCTCAAGTCATTCCAAAGCATTACCATCGCCAATTGCATTATCTCACAATCGTGTAAATGATCCGGCCAGCGAGTGTTTCGCTTGAACCACAAGTGTTTGATTCGACCGGAACGGTTGGCGGTTGGCTTTAGAACGTGAGAATCCAAGTGCTTCCAGTATGTGTCAGAATCAGCCGCAAATGCTCCCTCAGCCTCAAGCGGTGCTGGTAAGCTGCAAACGGTCCATTGGTTAGCTTCCGATCCTTTACGCAGCCTCTGAAGAACGTCGCGCATATGCTCGGTATCAAAGACAAGCAACGGCTGTACAACATCCGTCCGCATTGACGTTGAGGTTGTGATTCCAAATGGATGGATTGAGCCAGTCTTGCTGGTAAACCGCGCTCCAGTCTCTCGACCTTTCAGCGGTAGCCAACCGACAAGCATAGGCTTCCGCAGACCTCCCTCCGGTGGGTAACGGAGACCGCAAGGGTAGTTGATCGCTCCATTGCTGGTCTGCGAGTACTGACCACAAGCATCATAGACCGCTTGAGTGTTGTAGCCCGAGTCAATCCCAACGTCCATATCATGCACTTTGTAATGGAGTTGGATGCGTCTGAGAGCGGAGAAATCATCAGCGTGACCAGCCGCAACTAGTCTTGAGTTTCCGCCAGACCATTCGCGGCAAACCCACCACAAGAACGGAGCGGCAGCTTGTACGTCAGCGGTAAGGTAGCGTCTGGCTTCTGGCATCTCTGCATCTGAGACGACCTCTACTCGCTCCTGTTGGGTTTCTTGATTCTCCCAAGGTTCAGACAGCATTCCGTTTATGAATCCCTGCAATCCCATCATTGAAGACTTTGCCTCCAAGAATGCGACCGCGAGATTTCCCCAAGTGCATTTGCGATCCGGTGAGTAGAGCGACGATAGGTGATAGCTTCTGACACTCGGTAGGCTGGCTTTGTTCTCTGCGATCCAGCGACCATGACGCAGCGCGGCAACCTTTTGACTATCAGTAATTTTCCCCTGACAGAGTTGGCAAACGTAATGAGCGGTAGTCCGTATCTGCTGCCAGTCCGGTCGTCCTTCTTCATTCTTAGCGTTGTCCCAACTAACTTGTCGCCACTCCAACTTGATCGGCTCTTTGCAATGTGGACAGGGAATGTAATACCGTCGCTGGTCTCCGCGAAGATAGCGTTGCCAGATTCTTCCCTCGGAGGTTGTTGGTGTTGAAGTGAAGAACGCTTTGGAACTGGAGAATGCTTTGAGCCGCTGCTCTGCAAGATCTAGCGCGTCAGCTTCTTTGGCTGTGGCTTCTGCAAACTTGTCCACCTCATCTCCAACCAGAATGCGGACTGGTCGAGACGCTAGATTTGCTGGTGAGTTGGAACCTACAAAGGTCAACGTGCAGCGGTCAAACTGTTGCTCTAGATTAGTGATCTGGTCTTTGTCAGTCGGGAATCGCGCAACCATTGCCGGTGAGTCTTCCAGCATAGGAAGCCAGCGAGACTTGGAGAAGCTGCGAGCTAGATTCTCACTCGGCATCAGCCATAGAGCAGGAGACGGTTCAACGTCAATGGACCAAGCCAGACCGGCCATCAACGTCGTCGTCTTACTGGTCTGAGATCCCCAACAGAGTGTAACCTCAGAGACCGCCGGATCTTTCCAACACTCAAGCGGCTCTCGGCAATAAGGTCTGACTGCCGTAGAGAATGGTCCGGGGTGTTCAGTCTGACGCTGAGAAAGCGAGAGGTTGGCTTCAGCCCACTCGACAACAGATTGCCGTGGAGTAGGTCGCCAGAGTTGACGACGAAACTCTAGGATCTCGCGCTCTAGATCGGTCATCAGAAAAGCTCCTCAGCGATCTGACCGCTCTTTATCTGGTAGCGAGCGGCTCCAGTCATATCAATCAACGCCACTCTCTCGGTGCGTCCGTTAACCGTTTTGTCGGTGGCTTGATGGTTAGCTGCCCACGATGCGTTGCTGTTGAAGATTTCAACCATCAGCACCGAGTCGTCGGAGTGAAGGTGGAGGATTCCAAAGAACGGAAGCTTTGTGTGCTTTGAAATCTCAAGAGCAGCTTGAAGCTTTGACCAAGAAATCAGCCATCGGTTGCCATAGGTCGTTTGAAGCTTTGTCAGACCGTAGTCCCTAGTCTTGACCTCATAGCTGCCGACAAGAATGCCTTTGGCTGGATCGTAAATAAATCCGTCAATTCGCGACGGTTCATCGTTGGAGATTCCGAGAAACTCGAAACCCGTCTGACGCTCTATAGCTTTAAGCGCGATCCGGTTCTGTCGGAGTGCTTCAAGACCGGCTGGCTTTTGGCAATTTAGCATTTCCAAGGATCAGTTTGGTGCAGAGTTTTGAGACACACTTCTTGGACCCAACGGTCCAATTCGCGTTCAGCGTGTTCTGGATCGTGCGGAGCAATACGGCCAGCCAACTGCTTTGGCATCGTCTTCAGCAAACTAGCTACCGCTCCATCGTGATCTTGCATGACTCGCTTTACCCAAGAGCCGGAAACAAGAGTCTTCTCCTTTTCGGATAACGAAATTACATCGTCTCTCGCGCTAATAAGGTTTTTGGCAGCGGTAGCGTGGACTGTAACCATTCTACCCGCATCAAGAGAACGGGCAGCTAGAGCTTCGGATGCTAGATTGTAAGCGGCTCGCTCAATCTGCTTCTGCCGCTCGTAGGCTCCCTGTGGTGAGTCTTCAGTTGCCAACGCTGCGTTGATAGCAACTGCCGCTTCCGGTGGTCTGTATGGACCTCCAGACGCTTCTGGTGCGGCTTGCTGAGGCTGTTGGATTGAAGCCAGCTTCTGAGCGTTACTTGGTCTGCCACCGATACCTTTGCGAGATCCACGCCAAGCGTCGGCTTCCTCCGGTGAGGTCAACGGCATTCCGTTAGCCACAAGCTGTGACACTCGACCTTTGGTTAGACCGCTGTGTTTAACGTATTCAGTCTGTGTCATCGCAACATAATCGGGAGTTCGTCTGGCTTCATCTTCAAGAGTTCTTGGAGACCACGCTTGACGGTGTTGTACGTCGGTTGTCTTGGGTCCGGCTGGTAGAAAGCAGCGACTTGATCGACGGTGAAAGATCCGCTTTTTATGCGGCTTAGATGCCACTTAAGCGTTGAATGACCAATATTTAAAAGTAGGTAGTCGGTAGCTAGTGACATATGTTTGTACTACAATAGCGAGTTCACTCGCGCTAGATCATCGGTCCCGCGCGATCACC